TTTCAGTTATGTCCGGTTGTCGATTACGACGTCAGGACCTTCTTCTTGTACTCGATCCAGGCGCCGTAGATGTACACGGCATCCCCGTCGTTGGTCCCGCCGAGCGCAAGGACAACCGAGAGGGTTCCCGGGGCCGCGAGCACCCCGTCATCGCCGCATGTGAAGACCAGTTCGGAAACCGCCTGGGTGATGGCCTGCGCCGCCGTGTCCTGGATGTCCGCGTTGCCAACGTCGCCGGCCGCAGAGGGATAGACCTCGCAGTCGAGCGTCAGCGAGTCGAGAGCACCGCCCTTCCCGGCCAGGACGTGCACTGTGATATCTGCCGTGTCGTCCAGATCCTGCGGAACCGGCACCGAGAACCCGAGGTTCTCGCCGGCCGTGCAGTCGATCGGGATGGTGATGACCGTCTCCTTGTCCGAGAGCTGCTCGTACCCGGCCACGGTGGTCGCCTGCTTGGTGAGCGCCGTCCCGTCCTCCCGGGTGATCGATCCAAGCGGAACCTGGATCGTCCCCTGTGCCGTGAGCAAGCCCTGCAAGATTTCCTGCAGCGCCCCTTCGACGGTGGTTTCGGCGGTGAAGTCTCCCGCATCCGCGATCGAAACCGTGGCCGCCGTGGTCGAGAGCACCGCGAAATCGATGATCCGAACGATTTCACCGTCACCGCCGGCCGCCTCGACGGCCACACCGATCGCCGAACCTGCCGAGGTATCCTTCACCTTCCCGGACGCCGCGCCGTAGAGGACTGCCCCGACAGCAAACGCCTCCGCCGCAACTGCCTCCTGGACGAAGTTCCCGAGCCGTCCGACGACGGTGACAAGCGCACCGCTGGCCGCTGCGAACTCCGTGTAGCCGATGTGCTGCTCCCCCGATCCGGCCACCTCGACCTGCGGTGGATCGGTCGCCGACGCGGAAGTGAGTTTCACGCGAACCCGGGCCCCCAGGGCGCCGTTCGCGGTAAACGTTCCCTTTCCTTCGATCCAGCTCATTTCTGCCTCCTTGATTTCATGAAAGGTTGATAGGCCGCATCACCGGCGGCCGGGATTCGCTACGCGGATTTCGACTTCTGCTCCGCCAGGAACTTTTCGTGTGCCTCTGGATTCGCCTCGGCAACCGCCTTGATCGATTCCCCGCGCGAGCACTTCTTCTCGGTCTGGTGCTCGGCGACAAGGACCATGAAGGACTTCTCCTTCGTCTTCTCTTCCCGAGGAACTCCGTCCACGGACACCGCCGGGACCGGCTTGGGGCTCTCGCCACGGATCTCCTCGAGCTTTTTCTCACGCACCTGCTTCTCGGCCTTGACGATCTTCTGGGCCACGTCCGCCCCAGTCGACTTGCCGTCTGCCTTCGCCTCTGCGACGATCTGCTCGTACCCGGGCAGCGCCGCCTCCTCGATCCCCTTGATTCTCTCCCGTTCCGCCTGGGCACCTTCCAACCGGAATTGCTCGGCGATATCCGGAGAGTTCTTGGAGATCCACTTCGCGTTGATTTCCAGAGTGTCTTGGACTTCGATCACTTCCACCCCTGCCTTCACCTTCATGGGAACCTCCTCGGTTTCATCGTGATCCGCCGCGACGGCACCGGCCACGGGGGGTCTGCCCGCCGTAATATCCCCGGCGGAAAGTTTCTCGATCAATTCCTCCATGGTCGAAACACCGTCGACCAATCCAGCGTTTACCGCTTGGCGGCCGAAGAAGACCCGACCGTCGGCCATCTGTTCCAGCACCTGTTCCTCGGATACCCCGCGGTGCTTCGCCACGTCTCCCACGAACGTCGTGTAGACGTAGTCGACCGCATCCTGGATGTTCTGCCGCCCCTCCTTCGTGAGGGGGGCGTGACGGGAGGCGATCCGCTTGTATTTACCGGCGGCGATCTCCGTGGTCTTGACACCCATTTTCTTTTCGGCCTCGGAGATGTCCATGTGGGAGGCGACTATTCCGATGGAGCCTACCTGGGGCGTATCCCCGGAGATGTAGACCGCGTCCGTCGCGCTCCCGATCCAGTAGGCGGCCGAGCACATCTGCCCATCCGTCCACGCCACTATTGGCTTTTCGCCCCGGGCCGCATGGATCGCGCCTGCGAGTTCCGCCGTGCCATCCAGCGTGCCGCCGGGGGAATCGATATCCAGCACAATCGACCGGACCTTGGGATCTGCAAGCGCGGACTGGAACTGCTCCTGCACTTGGTAGGTGGAGATGCCGCCGGAGATTTTCGTGAACAGGCTCATCCGCTTGGCGATGATCCCCTCCATGCCGATGATCGCCACGCCCCGGACAACCTCGTAGGGCTTAGGCTCGTTGTCCAGCGGCCTCCCGATCCGCGCCTCGATCCCGGCCAGGTCGATCTTCTCTCCCCGCAGGTGCGTCCGGTAGATCTCCTGAATCTCGAGCAGCTTCTCCGGCACTATCGCCCACGGCGCGGTCAAGATGTCTATGAGTCTCAACTGGCATCCTCCCCTTCAGGTTGATCTTCGTTCTGCGGCGTGTCCTCGGGGTTCATCGGCATCGCATTCCCGTTCCCTTTCGGTGCTCCCGAGGCTGGTGGTTTCGCTTCTGCGGTCAAAAGCCCTGCCTCTTTAAGCAGCCGGCGCTCCTTCTTGATCTGCGGGATATTACGCTCGAAGTCCCCGCCGGTAAGCTCCGCTGTCTCTTTTTCGACCGTCGACACGCCGAGGTTGACCCGCTTCTCCGCAGCGTCGATTTCCTTGTTCGGGTCGATCTGCCCGGGGGCAGGCCCGATCCACTCGGCCCCGAGGTACGCCTTCCGCAGAAGCGGATCCGCGAAATACCCCGGCGCCTTGATCCGCCCCAAAGCGACCGCCTCGTCCATGAAGTTCTCGTAAACCGCCTGGCAGAAGTTCGCCGCGAGCCATTCCCGCCGCGACCGGAAGAAGCGCCACGCCTCAAGGAGCGCCGCCCGGGCGGCCGAGTAGGATGCCGTGAAGTGTTTGATCAGGACTTCGAACGGGAGCTCGAGCGCGACGCCGACCTGCCGCAGCACCGCCATCACGAACGGATCGAACCCGGAGTTGGGCCGCGTCGGATTAGCCGACTGGATCTCCTCCCCCTTGGCGAGATTGAGGATCGCCCCGCTTGCGAGTTTGTAATCCTCGTCGCTGGCCTTGCTTCCGGTATCGGTTGCCGGCGCGAAGGGGGAAAGGGACGTCCCGCCGGTCTCGGATTTCACGAACACCGTGAACATCCCGGAGACCACCGCCGCCATGATCTCGGCCTCGGTGTACCGGTCGATCTGCTTCAGGGGCTCGATGACCGGTGCCAGGTACGGAACACCCCGGCTCTGCCCGGGCCGCAGCGGCTTGAACAGATGGATCACGTTACGGCGGCCGGTCTTCCCGAACGCCTGGACCACAGTCCAAGATCTTTCAGACGTGCGGTAGAATGCCGATCCGGGATGCTGGTTCTGGATGTGGTACGCAACCGGTGCCCCGTTGCTGTCCCGCTCTACCCCGCCGGCGAGCGCGGGGGTGTCCGTCACCGCATCCTTGTTGCAGACCCGGTCCCCCTCGACCATCTGAAGTTTCAGGCCGTAGGGAGATCCGGGGCGCACGACGTTGGGCATCAGAACGAATACGTCTCCGTTTTCAAGCGTCTGCCGCAGCGCGAGTTCCTGCTGGTCCACGCCCCGAAGCGTTCGGGCGAGATCGCACTCGGGGGAGTCGAAGAACAGATTCCACTCCCGCTCGGTCTGTGCCTCCCAGGCGTCGGCCGCCTCCTCGGAGAGTTTCAGCACGTCCCGGTCGATCGCGCTCTTGAGTTTAAGGCCCGTTCCCACGACGTTCGTGGTGACCGTGTTGATCGCGCCCGAGGCAAGCGGGGCGTTGCGAATCAGGTCCCGGGACCGTTCCCTCAAGTTCGGCAGATCGTAGAGCACGACGGCATCGGCATCGCCTTTTTGCGCCTGCCAGGACATCGTCGGACGCCTGGTCGTCGACGCCCCGATGTAGGCGCCTACGGCCGCCGCGGACATCCTTGCACGGGCCCTGCTGTTCGCGCGAGCAGGATCGAGGAACCGGATCGCCCGGTCGACGATGTTTTCCTCGATCGAGATGGTCTTGCCGCCTATCCTCGCATCGAACCTCATACCGGTGTCCCGCCGTAGACCCGGATCGTCCGGGTGACGTTCGTAGTGCCGGAGAGCTGCTCGCACTTCTTGTCCCAGTAGTCGATCTGCTGCTGGATCGCACGGGCATCGGCCCGCGTCAGGCTACGATCGCCGATCGTGTAGGATTGGCCCTTCGCTACCTTTTCGCTGGCCGTAAGCCACAGGGCCAATTGCGTCTCCGCCTGGGCGAGCGTGATTCCTGCCATTTACTCCCTCCCGATTCCCCGGCTGATCACCCGCCGGCCTCCGGGTATTGGCCTTCTGTATGGTGATTTTCTTGCCGCCTCATCCTTCGCCGAAGATGCTTCCCGGACCTGCGCCTGGATCATTTCGGCGTACTGCTGCAGATCCGGGTTGAGTGCAATGAGCGCGGCGTAGGCGAGTACCTCGCAGTCGAGCGCCTCATTGCGTTCCCGGGTCTTTTTCCAGAGGAACTTGATCTGCCCCTTCTCGCGGATCTTGATGAGCGACTCCGCCGTGAGCTGGAGGAAATACTCCTCGTCCACGGAGAGAGGGAAGTGCATGAACCCGGGGCCCGGGGCCTCGAGCTTCATCCTGGAGAGGATCGTCCGCTTGAGGGCGTCCGTGCCGAGGATCCGCAGCGGGACGTTCCCGGCGTTGTTCCTGCTCGGCCGGCCCACCGCCGGGATCCCAGGCTTGCTCCCACCCTTGAACGCCCAGATCCGGCGTTCCTCCCGCACCTTGCAGAACTCGTAGACCTGCTGGGTGGCGTGACCGCCGGAGTCGATCCCCGCCGCCATAATGATCAGAGTGGGCCCGAGTTCATGTTCGTACCTGCGCGACAAGACCAGATCCAGATCCTGCCACGGCGCCGGATCGGTGACCGTCCGGCCCGGGATCGTTACATACTCCAGGAGGTACGACTCCTCCCCGGGACACCAGCCCTTGATCTTGACCTCGATGCGGTCGTCCTGGACGTCGACCCCTGCGGTGATCGCGCAG